CTCTACCCCATCCGTTAACAATCGCCACACTCTACTTCCTGTGTCTAGCGGTCTTTTTCGCTATCTTTTTGGGCTGCTTGGAATGCTGCTTTCCTTTCTTTGTATCTGCTCTTTTCTTTCTGGATGTAGCAGCATATTCCGCATCAGATAAAGCCTGTCTAGCCTTCTTCGGGAGATACCTTTCACCTGTAGCCTTCTTTCCTTGTGTTGACGGCTTTCCTGACTTGGTACCCCAATCCTGCTTAGTCCATTTCTTTAGAGACTTTTGTGATTTTTTTAAAGCCATTACTTGCCTTGTTTTTTCCTTATAGCTTCTTTGCCCTTCCTGGCTATTTCTGCTTGCTTGGGTTTCTTTGCAACTTTTGCTCTTTGCTCTAGAACAGTCAATATTTGTATCTTTCTAGCGAAAGGTTTTTTAATTCTTTTGACCTTAGCTACTGTATCTCTTGCATCCTGCACAGTGGCAAACTTTATAGGGACTGTATCTTTAGGGTTTTCGTCCGTATACAACCTTCTGCCAGAACCTTTTGGCTTCTTGCCCGTACCAACCTTCGGGTCTTTAGGCATTAGTTCTTGTATCCGCCACCAGCTTTTTTGTACTGAGAGGCCAGCATTTGAGCTTTTCTAGCACTCCACTGGCCCGGCTTTCCACCTTTGCCCCCAGCTTTGATTTTGTTAAAAAGCTTCTTTCTCATTCCAGGCTTAGTGTAATTGCCAGCTTCATTTACACGAGACTTAGACTTGGTCTTGCCGCCACTTTTCATAACAACAGGCTTTTTTACAACTCTTTTAACAACCCGCTTAACTGGCTTTTTAGCTGCTGGCATACTAGGCAATCCTTATAATAGCGTTAGAAGCATCTGCTGTTGGGAACTGAACCGTAAAGTCTCCAGCGGTGCTGGTTTTATCTCCACCAAAAGCCAACGCACACACTGCCTTGTTAGAAGCACTGCTATTATAGATTAGTGCTCCATTCGCCGTGATTGTTGCGCTGGAGAACGTAAGATCGTCAAAGTCACACAGAGCAGTGGTTCCAGATGTCGTGGGAGTTACTGAGGTTAAGTTTGATCCGCCACTAGAATAACCTGTGCCGCTAACTTCGTTTGTTGCAGCAAATGCTGTGGTGCTTGCCCCCAGGGTTGCGCTGCTTGTAAATAACGCAAGTTTAAAAGTGTTACCCGTGGTAGCAGTAAAGTTGTGAGTTCCAACAAGTATTTCCTGCTTAAACGAGGTACACATAGCTGTCGATATAGCCACTATAGTCTCCTTATAATATTAGCCATCTCTTGTTGGCCTTGTTTCTCTAACTCCGCTATCAAGGTTGTACGGTCACTCTTGATTGCCTCTTTCATGTAATATGAAATCTTCTCCAGAACGGCATCCCTAAATGCCTCTGCTTGTTGGGCAATAACTGGATGACAATTACCGCCTATACTTACTATTTTTTTTGTTGCTTGTTCTGCCCAAAAATCCGGGTCATGGCCTATATTATCAGTCGTAGCAACGCTTACGGCACCAACCTCGAAAGATGAGAATCCAGACACTATCTAGCCACCCTAACAGCGCCAGCTCGATAGCTGTCCGTAGTGTTGTATCCTTCACCAAGAACTCTTAGATCATTCAGTGCCGACTCGTATCTAGCGTTGTAAGCTTGCATCATATCGGCTTCGCTCTTTAAAAACGTAGCCGCCTCAACAAGACAGCCATATAAAAGAGCACTCTCTGCGTTTGTACCCAACCAGCTAGTGCCGCTAGCAGCGACAGTTATTGACTCTGGCTTGTAAAAATAATGCAACTCACTCGTTAAATTAGCATTTGGAGTTGGGCCTAATATAAAAGTGTTGGCATCAAACAAACTGTAATATTTGGGTATGCCAGTCGTAGAGGACGAAGGATACGCTTCTCTTATAAAGTTTACGTCTTTTTGTATCAGGTATTCATAACCACTGTTATCTATAGCTATAGAATAAACCGCTAAAAAATCAGTAGGAGTAGATAGGTACTCGTTTCCGCTCGTAGTTGTGCCAGTTACGTTTTTTCTAAAATCAGGTAGCTGTACAGATTTTAATATTCTATTTTCTGCTTGTGTAATTATTAAAGATAAATTATTAACAAAAGTGGTTTCGGTGCTTTCTGTATAATCCTGTATGGCTGTTTTTAGTGTGGTAAATGTAAACGCCATCAGCTTATCACCACCCTGGCTATCCCCACTTGGCCCTGCATAAATACCGCATCATTACCCACAGGATCAAAACCAGCTAACGCCCTGCTTGCCTCAAGAGCCTGATCGGGTCGAGGATCTCTTAATGCCTGAGGATCATTTGTTTTTACCCTGCCAAGCTGCAACTGAGGTTGATCAGGACTCAAAACATCCTTGCCAACAAGCAAACCTGTAGGTCTTCCATTTTTTATCTGAGGCTTGAGGTCTTTTAACGGATATCTAAATCCAGTTAAATCGCAAAAACCATAAGCGTATTTTCCGCTTGCGTAACTCAAAATCTGTATCCTCCAGGTGCTACGAACAACGAAGCCTTCTCTCTTGCTGAATCAGCAGCCATTCTCCACTGCTCTTCGTAATCAGCTTTTAGGGATTCCATCTTTCCAGCAGCCGCTGGGAATTTTAAACTTAACTGAAAAGCCAACCCTGATATTAAGCAAGGGAGAAACCTAGCCGGTATATCCATGTTATTACTAGCGGGAGTCCCTGAGTCTTCTATTCTTTCCATATAATAATACGCAAAGATGTAAGTCTCTTGATCGTCCGGTGTAGGCCATAAGTTTATTGTTATGCCATCCGGGGTTCTCTCAACGTAATATTCTAGAGGCTTTGCTCTGGTTAGCTTGTTTGATAAATGAGAATACTGGCTTACAGATATTCTTGTCATGCTCTGATCAAACTGCTTATCAGTATCACCAGAATCAGTCCTCAAGAACCCTTCAACGATATCAAATATTTTTGCATCCAACGAGTATGTGTTTGTTCCAGCAGTAAGATTTTGTGTGCCAAACTTTACAGTCCACAGGTTTAAACCCCTGTTCTGCCACTCAAGCATCAAAAGATCTATGCTTCTTCTCGCAGTCTTATAATCATATCCGCTACGCAGCTCTAGCCCAGCTCTAGAAAAAGCCTCTTCTATGGCATCAGAAAGATCTAGATTAAAAGCATGTGTTCCGCTTGTAGCCATTATCTTTTCCTTCTTTTCTTAGAAAGCCCAGCCTCAGACAGTGCTATCGCTATAGCTTGCTTCTTGTTTTTAACTTTTTTTCCAGAGCCACCAGACTTTAACTTGCCTGACTTAAACTCCTTCATAACCTTTTTTACTTTTGCTTGCTTTCGCTTTGCTGGCCCGGAGGATGTCTGCTTTCTTTGTTGCGCTCTGCTGATAGCCATCAGGACTTACCAAACTTTTGTTTTTGAGATTTAGGTGGAGACTTTTTGCTTCCCCCTTTTCCAGCCCAAAAAACCTTATTTGCCCAGTAGGCCGCACTAGTAGGCCCCTTTTTTATATTCTTGGCATGCCTGGCCTTGAAGCTCTTACGGGCCTCTGCGCTATAGTTATGCCCCATCTTTTGATCACCAAACCGAATGATCTTCATCTTGCCGCCATCCCTAACAGCGACTACAGCTTTTTTGCTTGGATGCTTTGGGGTTCTCTTTGGTTTATTAAGACCAGATAGACCAACCTTCTTTAATCTGTTTTTTTCTGCGTCCGTTAAACTCATTTTTTCCTAGCCCTGTTTTTAGACCTAGACTCAACCCGAAGGTTGCTCCTTCTGTTGTTGCGGGTGTTTCCATCTTTATGGTGGACATCTTTCTTATCCCCCTTAGAAACAGCCCCAGAAGAAGCCATTTTCCTTCTAGCAGCATTTCTGCCAGCCCGTCTTTTCTTCTCTTCTGGCTTTGAGTGGAACTTTTTGTATTCTTTTTTATAGTTCCTTGCCATAAGGATTATTTTTTGGGCGCTGCCTTTTTAGGTGCAGCTTTCTTAGCTGGAGCTTTTTTCTCCTCTGGCTGCATGTCCTTTAAAGCAGCTTCAGCGTCTGCCTTAATAAACACATCACCAGAAGCGGCTACATACTCACCGTCTTCGTTTTTGCTACCTATTTGGTAAGCATCTTCTCCGGTTTTTCCGAATACTCCGCTAACAAATATTTCTAGCTTTGCCATTAGTACACCTTCCTAACTTGCATGATTATGTTGTAAACATCACCATTGGAGTGGCCTATCGTGGTAAATAAAACATCACCAGTGGTCCCGCTTGGCTTAGAGTCAGGTATACCTGTGAAATCAGAAAAATCCAAAGTATCTGACCAATCAGCATTTAACTGC